TAATAAAGGTATTGAAACATTATATACTGGAGAGAGAGAAGGTGAAGGTACTGGTGCTATGAAGAGGATGAGTAAGATAGGTGAAATGGGAAAAGGCTTTAGGCAGTCATTTTCAGAATTCATGGAAAGTAAAACATCTAAAGGCAGAGATAAATCTAGCCCGTCTATACATGACCTTGTATCTACGAGTGATGAACCTCTTAATTATTCTCATGGAGAAATAAACCAAATGAGACAGAAAAAAATGGACGCTGGAAACCTTAGCAATATAGCAAAACAAAGTTCAAAGTTTCTTACAGATCCTACTTATACACTCACAAAGAAGAGTGGTAAAGAAAAAGTTATAACTAAGAAGAGACATGATAAGTTATCTGCAAAGTTCGAAAAGAAGAAAGCTAAAGGCAAAACACCTAAGAGATCAGTTAGTGATGCTAGCATTGTAGAAAGAATAATGAGTAAAGGAAAAAATAAACCCTAATTAATAAGCCATGGCATACGAAATGAAAGGTAATAAAAAGCCTGGTTCTACGTATAAGGATCAGCTAGCTTTTGCGGATAAAGGATTATATGGACCAACAGATCATGGAGCTCATGATGGACCAGGAGATGATAAAACAATGATCGAAGGTATTAAAGATAGGTTTAGCGGAAATAAAGCTGGAAGACAAGCTTTAAAAGGAAAGACTTATGAAGTAGGAAACAAATACACTGGGCCAGCTGATGAAGACACAAAAGAAATTACTTATAAAAAAGCATTTCGTAAAGCTGCTAAAGAAGGTGGTAAAACTGGTGTAGCAAGTGTACTAGACAAGCTTGGACATGAAAATAGAACTAGTGAAGGAGGATATGATACTAAATTAATAGAAGATGTGATGAGTACTAAGTTTTATAAACGCATGAAAGCAAAAGAAACAAGAAAAAGAAATAAGAAAGAAAAATAATGGGAACTTATCGTATGGTTGGCAATAAAACTCCGGGTTCTTCAGCAAACGAGACTGGTACAGGACTTCCACCTAGCCTAACAGGTTGGGTGGACAGCTTATCTGACATAAATTGGACGCAAATTGGGAAAAATTTGAAAACTGAGTATGCTAAAGATAAGGCAGCGCGGGAGGAAAGAAGAGGAACTAAAGAAGAAAGAAAAAATTTACCGTTTAAAGGGGCTAAAAAGACTAGGTTTTTTAATAACAAACCTAAAGACGCATCAGAAAACGCACAATTCATAGAAGCTGGTGGCGGTTCTCGTCCAGCATACTAATAAATAGACAAAAATGGCAATAATATACACATATCCACGCTTAAATAACCCTGATGGAACAGAGTTAATTGTGGTATCTGAAACAAAAAACAAAAATTCCACAAGATTAATCACGTTAGCAGGTATATGTGAGTTTTGTGATGATACTTCTTGTAGTAATTCGTTTAAAACTATTACTACAGGTGGAGATAGTGGTGTAAGCACTGCTATAGGCTGTGATGCTAACTTAAACATCACATCGTCTGATGCTTCTGTAACGATTACAACACCAGTTGATGGTACTGTTGACTTAAAAGTGCCTATAGTGGATCCATGCCCTACTACATATGTAATAAAACCTGTTCAATGTGATGAAGAAACTGGAGATTGTATTATAATTGACAAGCAAGAGTATTGGTTATACAGTAGTGATTGCTTTTTTGCGGCTTACGCACCGGGTTATATAAAAGATTTTAATGTAAATGGTAACCCATATTCTCCAACTGGCCCATCTAGCGAAACTCAATTTGGTTGTTATTATGTTGAAGAGTCAGTATTTACCGCATCGGCTAGTACGTGTGAAATTTGTTGTGATCCACCAGAAGATCCCGTAATTACTTTAACACCTTGCGGACCTCTAGCACCTGGATCTACTTCTACTTTACAAAGCAATGTGAGTGGTCCAGCTGGATGGGAAAGTGCAATAGATAATCCATGTCAATTTGCATACTCTAGTACAGATTTCGACGGTTGGCCATGTGTAACAATAACTCTTGGAGGTGTTGATTTAGGTTCTACAGTTACTTTAGATGAAATTAAAACTGTTGATAATTGTCTTTGTGAATGTTGTCTATATCCATGTTCATACACTTTGGATCCATGTGAAGGAGATATGCCAGCAGTTTTTGATCCTTATATAGGAGCTACTGTTAGCCCACCAGTGACAGACCCATGTTCTTTTGTTACAGGACAAGTTGTTAGTATAACTGTAGATTTCCAAACTTGGTGTTTTACTTTACTTGAGGTTTGTCAAGATCCTGACTACGTATTACCGTTTGTTGGAGTTACAGATTGTCTTGATGAAGAATGTACTTCAGAACCAGCTTTAAAGCATAGATGGATTCCTTGTTCAGGTGTAGGTGATGTAATTGTTGAGGCAACTGATCCAGGCGTACCGGTAGGTACTGTAAGAAGATACTGTTGTGAAGATACAGAACTTTTAGATTTATGTTACCAATATGATGGAACAACTGAAGATCCTCTAAATCCTGCTCCATGTCCTACGGTTATAGCAGAAGATGAACCAGGTTGTGAATGTTGTGATCACCCATGTAATTACGAATATACTGCATGTGAAGGAAAACCAGAAGGTTTTGATGAAACTGTTGTGATTAACGTTGGAAAATTAAAAGGTAGCTGTGATTGTGATGTAGCACCACCAAATATATTTATCTTAAATGGAGATGATGAAACTTGGTGTTATCAAGAACCTGTAAGAATCTGTGATGGTCCATCTGCTGATATAGCTGGAATTGCAGAATGTGGGGATCCAGAATACTGTTTAACAGGTGAGCTTATTAGAAAATATAGAATATGTGATGGAGAACAATGGTGGGCAGAAGATCCAGCAGATCCAATAGATTATCCAGGTACAGGAATAATTTACGCAGGAGACTTAGCTAGTCCTCCTTGTGTATTCCCAAATTGTTGTGTCGAAATTGTAACTACAACTGAAGTACTCGACCCATTAGGTTGGAGTATTTTTAAAGCGGAAAATACGTGCCCTGAAGAAGGATTAACTATTCCTGATTCGTGCGATTGTTGTAAACATTTCGATATAGCTACTTATACTAGATGTGACGAAGAGTGTTTTATTGAAGGATTTCCTGAAGTAAACATAGATGTTTGTAGTTGGGGTAAATCTCTTGCCGTGCCGCAAGATTGGAAACCAAACACAGCTCCTGAGTATATTAAAATAAATATAGATGGTGAAACAGAATGTTGTTATGAAAAAACAAATACTCAACCATGTGAAGCTGAAACGTTGATTAGTGTGGCTGAATTAGCTTACATTGACTTATCGTTTGATTCAGGCTGGGAATCATGTGCTGATTGTCAAGAAAGATGGTTTAGGTATGAAAACTGTAGCACACCAGATGAGTTGTTATATACAAGTGATATACTTAATCCAGGTATTGAAAGTTTAACATTACCGTTTACAGGAATGGTAAATGATAATACTACTTGTGAAAACATTCCAGGTGACTGTTGTGTTCAAATAGTACAAGAGGAATTTGAAAAGCCTCTTACTTTAACACAAATCGACTGTTGGGATACTGCTTACATAAATAGTTCAACTGATTGTGATTGCTGTTTATATCAGAATACACATACATATGTTAAATGTGATAGTGAATTCTGTGCTATTCCGGAAGAGTTTAACTCAATAGATATAGACACTTGTACATGGTTTGATATAACACAAGCTTCTGGAACACCAATACCACAGATAATTCAAGTGGAAATAGATGGAAACACGTGTTGTTATAACGCAACTGGAGAATGGCCTTGTGTTGAACCAATTAAAGTAGATGATATTACTATTTTTGAAGGTGATCCTAATACTTGTGACCAATGTGATCTTGAACTTTCCAACTTTAAAGTAACTGATTGTGCCACTGGAGTTGTTACCACAACAACAGAAGACTTAACAGCTTACTTAGGTCAAACATGGCTTATTGATGAGGAAGAATGTGTAACAGTAGAAGAGTATTATGGTCCAGCAGGTCCTCCGTTAGGTTCTTCATTCGATACACAGTACGATCAAGATCCACCATGTGATTGTTGTAGATACAGAGATGTTTTACAATATGACAAGTGTGAGACAGTAGAACCAGGAGCCGAAGCGTGTGACTTAATGCCAGCTACAATATATGTAACAAATACTGTAACAGCGGGAGCGGTAAATGCAATATTCCAAGAGACAGCAAATCCATCTAAGCAATGTTGCTATGTGTTAAATGAAACACCACCATGCGTACAAGATCAGGATTCACTATATACATATGTAATCTGGGAAGAAACTTGTGAAGAGTTACCAGAGATATGTCAAGCATAAAAAAATAAAATCCCCGCTACGGCGGGGAATTAACCAAACTATCATGTGATAGTAATTAATAACCTAAAAACAATAAACCATGACGTTTTTATACCGTACTCAATCGTGGAGTAGTACCCCACAACACCCAGATCAAGAGATCATTAACCTTTGGAAACACGTTTCAGATAAGAAAAACTGGAGAATAGTACAGTTACCAAACGGATTTTACCAAACAGAATATAAAAACCTAGATGACGATGAACTTTGGGTAGATGTAACTAGAAGAGAAACAATGAGTGGTGCTGAAGCTGCTATTGATGGATCTATAGAACATTATTCTAAAAAGTTAGAATTTATTAACGGACCTAAAGTAGTTAAAACATTCGAGTAGAACCAATTTAATTTAATTTAATATAATGAGTGAAACAATAGTTAAACATCTCAACTTCGGTGACGAAGCTAGAGATAAAATATTTGAAGGAATAAATAAACTCACAAAAGCCGTTAGCTCCACTTTAGGAGCTGGTGGCCGATGTGTGATAATGGAAGACCAAGCAGGTAAACCATTAATTACAAAAGACGGAGTTACAGTAGCAGATACTATAACCTTATTAGATCCTGTTGAGAATATGGGTGCAAGGTTATTAAAAGAAGCTGCAAGAAAAACTGTACAAGAAGCTGGAGATGGAACAACTACAGCAACCGTTTTGGCACACGCGATACTCAAAGAAGCTAAGGGTGCCGAATCGGAATCTCCGCGATTAGTTAAAGAAGGAATTGACTTAGCAGTATCTAAAGTAATAAAACAATTAGAGAAAAATGCTAAAGAGGTTAAAGGGGAAGGAATAAACCAAGTAGCTACTATTTCTGCTAACAATGATAAAGTATTAGGAGAAGTTATTGGTAAAGCTTTTGAAAGTGTAGGTTATACTGGAGTTGTTACCATGGAGACACATGAAGAAAGTGAAACCACAGTAAAAATAGTGGATGGTATTCAATACGATAAAGGTTTTAAAAGCCAACATTTCATCAACAATACAGAAAATAACTGTGTCGAGCTACAAGATCCTTTAGTATTAATAATAGAAAGCAAATTAGAAAACTTAAGAAGAATACAGAATGTACTTGAGTTTGTGATTAAAAATAATAAACCTTTATTAATAATTGCGGAAGCTGAACCACAGGTTGTATCAGCTTTAGCTATGAACAAAGTTAAAGGAACTTTTAGCGGTATTAATTTAATAGACACTCCAGTCTATGGTGTTAGTAAAAAAGAAACACTAGATGACATTGCAGTTCTCACAGGTGCAACAGTTATAAATGAAGACTTAGGAGATGATATAGATTTGATAGAACTAGAACATTTAGGAAGTTGCTCTAAGGTTACGTCTTACAATAATGAAACTATAATACAAGTAAAAGAAATACCTACGGAAGTAGATGAGCTTATTACGAGTATAAAGAAAAGACTTAAGGAAACCAAAGCACCGGGTGTAATTCAAAAACTAGAAAAAAGATTAGGAAGATTGTCAGGAAAAGTAGCTATAGTGAAAGTAGGGGCAAACTCGGAGGTTGAATTAAAAGAAAAAAGAGATAGAGTAGAAGATGCTATATGTGCTACAAAAGCCGCTATTAAAGAGGGTATAGTTCCTGGTGGAGGAGTTGCATTACTTAATGCAGCAAACAATATAAAAGCAAAAAGTATAGGAGAACAAATATTGTTAAACGCGGTGTGTTCACCATACACCACTATACTTGAAAATGCTGGAATAACAGAAATCTCTCTGCCTGAAGGAAAAGGTAGAGGTTTAGACGTGGTTACGGGAAAAGCGGTAAATATGGTTAAAGCCGGAATAATAGATCCATTACTAGTAACTAAAAGCGCTTTACGAAACGCGGCTTCTGTAGCTACTACTATATTATCTACTGATTGTGTAATTAATAATTTAAGAGCAAATGAAGGCAGTAGGTAAGTATATAGTATTAAAAGAAATAAAAGAACACACAACCACAACTAAAGGAGGTTTAGTGTTAGGAGAAAACCACAGAGAAGACATAAGATATAGAAAAGGTAATGTAGTTAGTGTAGGAGAAATGGTGAATGGAGTAAAAGACAGCGACGATATATATTATGATAGACATGCAGGTTTAAATTTAGAAATAGAGAAACAAGTATTTAAAGTTATAAAAGAACAAGACGTAGTAATTGTATTATGAGGAAATTAACCTCAACCGATCTTAAGGAATTAAACTTACTTAAGCATTATAGAATTATACGTAAATGGGCGGCAAAAACAAGTGATCTTAAAGAAGCAGACCTAGAGTTGTTAATATATTTAGATGCAGTTAATCTATTTACTAAACAAGATTTTAAAATCGGTACACACGCATATAGTTGGGACAACAGACGCTGGAACAGGTTACTTAAAGAGGGATGGATAGTGGTATGGCGCCAAAGAAACCGCACCACTCAGAAGTACAATATATATAAAGTTTCTTTCAAGTGTAAACAACTAATTTCTCGCATGTACCGTATAATGTTAGGGGAAGAGGATATTCCTGAAACTACAAGATCTAATTCAATTATGAAAAGATCTAATTATAGTGACAAGGTATTATCCACTTCCATAACTAATTTAAACAAAGATAAAACAAGATAAAATGGCAAAAGAATTAAACCCATATAGTACTAGTGGAAGTGCAGACTATAACGAAGATATAAATAAGTACATGATGGATTTAGGACAAGGTGCCTTTAAAACTCCATTAGCTGAAGAGGGAGCAACAGGTCCTATGCAGACCACCCAAACTAATCCCGCTAATGGCACATCTGTTAAAACTGGAGAAACAGCTAGTAATATAAATAATACTGTACCAAATGTTTATGGCGCAGGAACAGGTACGATTAACGATGTTGTTTCTAACAATGATACTATCCTTAAAAATGAGGACGAAGATCCAAATCAATACATTGCTTAAAAAATAAATTATGCCAAGCTACGGAGAATCACAAAAGCCTGCAGGAGTAAAAAAGTCTTGCAACCTACCAAAGAATCCAAAGGGAATTCCTTTACCAGGTCAAGAATATCCTACTTACAAAGGGAACGCGGTATTACGTGCGAATAAGTAAAGACATGGAAATAGCTGATAGCGTTAAGTTATACGCGGTAAACACGGGAGCGTTTGCTGTAAGTTGTTGTGACTGGTTAGAACCTACTTTAAAAATTTTACTATTAGCTGCTACTTTAGGATATACCTTACATAAGTGGTATCTATTAAAGAAAGGAAAAAATGAGACAAATAAATAAAATTATAGTTCATTGCTCTGCCACTCGAGAAGGTCAAGATGTTCCTGTTGAAACAATAAGGAAATGGCATGTTGAAGGAAGAGGGTGGAGTGATATAGGTTATCATTTTTACATAGATATATATGGAGACATATATAAAGGTAGAGATATAGCTAAAATGGGTGCTCATTGTAAAGGGTACAATAGAAATTCAATAGGCATATGTTATGCGGGTGGTGTGGAAGAAGATGGAAAAACACCAAAAGACACTAGATATGATTGTCAAAAAGATTCTTTACTAGCAGTTTTAAGAACTTTAAAAGCAATGTACCCAGAAGCTACAATACACTCACATAGGGATTTTGCAAATAAAGCATGTCCATCTTTTGATGCGACAGAAGAATACAAACATTTATAATACAAATTATGAATAAATACGAAGACAAGGAATCTGCAAAAGACGATTATTCTCACGAAAAGAAATTAGGTCATGATGGCAGATATCAATTAGAACATGGCTGTAAAGAGTGTGCGGAAGACGATTTTGATCATGCGCATGATTTAAAAGAAGATGCTCATTATGATCACATGAATAGAGAGTCAAGGCATCCTATATTAAAGCATATGCACCATTTACATAAAAGATAAATTATGGCAGAATTAAGTAAAAAAGAAAGAGAAGCTAGAGAAAAGCCAGGTGGATCTAATGTTGGAGATTATCCCAATGTTAAGAAAGGGGATTTTTGTGGCCCAGCAGGAGGAGCTCCAGAAGGAAGTTATCCTGTTAACACCGAGAAAAGAGCTAAGTCAGCTCTTAAACTAGCACATAATGCTCCAAATCCAGAGGGTATTAAAAAATGCGTATTAAGAAAATATCCACATCTTGACAGAAAAAAGATGGGAAGAAATAAAGATTAACATGGAAACTGTAAAAGAAATTGTAAATCATCCATTATCCAAAGCTGTAGCTTGTGGGATAATTGGATCGTTATTATTAGCTCATGCTCACGCGTTATATGCGGGTATAGCGTTTGGTATAGGTATAAGAGAATTTTTATATGCTTTAAAAAAATAAATAAAATTAAAATCAAATGGAATCAAATAAATCAAAAGGTCTGGGAGATACGATCGAAAAAATCACTACTGCAACCGGTATAAAAAAAGCAGTAGACGCTGTAAGTAAGGTAACTAAAAAACCTTGTGGCTGTGGTAAAAGGAAAGATAAACTAAACAAAATGTTTCCTTATAACAATACTGATCAAACTAAAAAAGATGAAAAATAGAGGACAGAAACCATCATTTCATGAAGTTAGACATTTACATAATGATGAAGAGCTTGTTGAAGGAGAAAATTCAAATGAAAATGTTAAAAATAAACAAATAAGAAAATATTTAAAAGCAAGTGGTCACGAAGGGAAGGGTTTACGTCAAGCTATGCATATAGTGAGGAGAGAAGGTGTAGATGCATTAATAAATAATCCTAATCAAGGTAACGTTGTGGCATCTTTTGCGGGTCCAAATTCTCCTGTCAAGTTAAGTCAAGAGGAAAAGGATAGATTATTTCCAAGTACCGCTAATAGGCCAAATGTGCAACGAAACAGGGAGTTAGCCAAACAATTCACCAGTGATGAACTACATGAAGGCGGAAAAGAGGTTCAAGCTGCTGCAGGCACTACTTTTAAAGTGACGGAACCTATACCCGCAGAAAACACTGTGGCTACTAAAGAAAACGAAAACGAAGACGATTAGTTATGCCAAAGTGGAAAAGAAAACAGCGACAAGCGAATCGTCAAGCTAAGAGAGCTAAAAGAGGGGATAAATTCAGACAAACCAAATTTTACCAAGCGCTTCATAAAGAGAAACCAAAAGGATTTAGAGGACATCAAGCAATAGCTAAATCTAAAACTAAAGGTTTACACGGGAAGTTAGGTTTAAAAGAAAAGATACAAGATCTATTTACTAAAGACGGTCATCAGGGTTGTCCTACTTGGGGTACAGATAAAAACGGTAATAAGGTTTGTCTTGGTGGAGATGGTGGTTCTAATAAGACTACTGCTACTATTGACGGTAATAAATATACAACTAGTGATTCTGACGAAAAGAAGAAAGGTTTAAATTTGAAAGGTTTAGATTTTTCAATGCCTCAGTTTGTGGGAAGTTTATCTATGGGTTTTAAAGGTCAACAACAAGATGCTATGGGTGGTTTTGGTGGAATTGGAGCAAGAAATCAGTGGAGACAAGAGGAAAAGAAACCAGCTAAAAAAGAAGGTGAAGAATACTTAACTTATGATGAATGGACTCAGTTCAAGAAAGCGAAAAGTGATTTACTAAGTCCAGATAAAAACGTACCTGCATCAGAGACACAAGAAGAGGTAATTGCAAATGAACCGACATTTGACGGAACCGAGGATGAAGGTAGTGGAAATACAAAAAGCTTTATCAAAGCCAGCTTCAAGAAAAAAGAAGATTAGATGGAGAATAAAAAGCAAAAAAAGAAATTCAAAGAAACTAAAGTAGGGATTTTTCTAAAAGATAAAGCTCCTAAGATTTTAGATACTATTGGAGATATTTTACCAAGTAACGGTGCTTATGGTATTGTAAAAAATTTAATATCAAGTGATGATAATATAGAGCCTAAAGATAAAGAAATGGCTTTGAAGTTGTTAGACCAAGATATAGCTGAAATGGAAAACATTTCAACCAGATGGGCAAGTGATATGAAATCAGATTCTTGGTTAAGCAAAAACACTCGCCCTTTAACTTTAATTTATTTAACTTTATGTATGACTATATTTATAGTCTTAGATTCAACTGTGTTAATAGAAATTAAAAACGGTTGGGTTTCTTTATTAGAAGCCTTACTGATAACAGTATATGTAGCATACTTTGGTAGCAGAGGTGCTGAAAAAATTACAAAAATAAGAAAATAAAAAATTATGAGTGTATTTGGACAAACTCAACACCAACCTAGAGTATTCGCACATGATGCTGTTGAACTAAGAGATTTATGTGCTGGATATAACCCACATGGTGTAGCAACATTAGCAGCGGTGGTTACAAGCGCTGGAGAAGGTTACACTGCAGCAACAACATATGAAACAGCTTCAAATGGAGAAGGAACAGGAGCGACTATAACGGTTACTGGTGTTGGAGGTCTTGGTGAAGTGACAACTTTTACTTTAGCAATGGTTGGGGACAATTATCAAGTGGGTGATTCATTAACTTTACTTGGTGGAGATAATGGTTGCGTTATTGAAATATTAACTATTACACCTTGTACTAACCCTTGGGATTTGTTAGACCCAATAATTCAAGTTCCTCTATCTTACACGGATCTTACTACATGGGACAAAGAAATATATAAGTATAACAATGGTACTACTAATTATCAAGCTGGTGGAGCCTGCGCATTATATATAGGAACTGATCTAACTGATTTAACAGTTATACAAGAAGGAGCAGCTGATCCTATGACGGGAAACAAACTAGGTTCTCCTACAAGAGAAACAACATACAAAAATATTCCTGCTGGAACTTTTATGCCTATAAGCATTTTAACTATAGTATCAGGTACTGCAGCTGATGCTTCAGATATAAAGGATTCAGTATTAGCATTATTCTAAGATGCCTTTAGTTAACAAGAACGTCAATACAATTCCTGCTTTTAGGAGAGTGCTAGGTGGAGGTGGACCTCCACCAGTAGTAGGAGATTTCATAGAATTAGAACCTAATTTATTTTTGGTAGCATTAGAGTCTGCCTTAACTGACAAGATAGAATTAGAATAAAAATAAAAAAATGGCAAATAAGAAAATAAGTGCATTTGACACGATAACAACTATTCCAGGAGGTCCTATTACTTTAAGTGATGTATTAGGAGTAGCTGGATACTGCGATGATCCTCTAGCTCCTGGTACTGATGTAAACGTTAGTTTTTCTGGAGCAGATATTATAACAGCAACCGAGCAAGGACTAGATTCAGTGTTAGGTGTTGATGATACTGCAGTAAATAAAGATATAATTCTTTCAGATGGTGGTTTTAACCAAATGACATTAGATAAAGATGGTTTGGATAGAAACAACGCAGGTAGTTTCACTTGGTCTGGTAATGGATTACAAACCATCAATAATACTGGTTGTCCAAGTGCAGACTTAGTTAAAATTCAAACCAGCAACTTAGCAGGTTGCGATGCTAGTATACTAATTAATTCTAGAAGTCCAGGTACAGGAAAATTAAAATTAAAAACCGCAACTGATATACAAGTAGATTTACCTGTAGCTCCAACTACAGCAGGAGATGTATTAACTGCTAAAAACCTTAATGGGGATGTAGAATGGGCGCCAGCGCCGGCTCAAAAATTCGTATTAACATTGGCTTACGCATTTGATCAGACTACTACTACTGTTACAACTAGAAATTTAGCGTGGGATGGAAATGTAAATATGTCTGGAGCCACATCAACAAGTGTAGATGATGGTAGTTGGTATGTGCAAGATTCTTTTAAGATAACTAAAGTTATAGCTAGATACGCTGGTAGAACTGGTATTTCAATGGGTGGAACAGATAGTTTAGTTCTTGAATTAAAATATTTAACACCATCTTCAACTCTCCCTAATTCTTGGAGTGCTGTATCAAACGCACCAGCTAGTCCGGCAGTGTCAATAACAGACTTTGGTAATAATCTTGACTTAGCACTTGCTGATAATGGTACATATCCTTTTAAAACTTTTACTCCAGGAGCACCTATAACAATTAATGCAGATACTATGCTAGTATGTACAGCTACAGAATCATCATCAATAGCCCCAACCGCTACAGATTATTTTCTACAGATATTCTGTGAATATGTATAAAGTAAATATAAATATAAATTAAATTTAATAAAATGAAAATTAAAGAAGAACAATTAAAAACAATTCAAGAACAACAAAAAGAATTAAATGATATTTTAAATCAAGTAGGTTATTTAGAAGCTCAAAAACATGGGTTACTACATAAATTTGGAGAGATAAATATAGAAGTAGAAAAAACCAAACAAGAGCTTGAAAAAGAATATGGTTCTGTTAACATCAACGTAGAAACCGGGGAATATACAGAAATTGAAGAAAAATCTAAATTAAAGGTAGTAGAAGATGTTGAGTAATATAAGGAAAATAAGCATTGGTTCAGACTATAAGAATGAGGCAATGCATTATTCTGTAGGGCAATCGGTTTATGGTGGGCATACAATATGTGACATAATAGACTCAGAGAAAGATGGAGAATATTTAATCTATATAAAAAAAGGTGATGAAGTTTTACCTTGGAAAAAGTTTAACTCTAATATGGCTATTGCTGTAGAATATAATTTAGAATATAGTGAATAGCTTATATGATTTTATAATAGAGCCAATAGGTGATCGTTATGAAAACAAAAAGCAAATAGAAGATAAAACACTAATTCTTAACACTTCAATAGAAACTTTCAAAGCTATCAACAATAAAGCTGTAGTTATATCAACTCCTACAGCTTATGATACGCCTATCAAAGAAGGAATGGAAGTTATTGTACATCATAATATATTTAGAAGATGGTACGATGTAAAAGGAAGGGAAAAGAATAGTAAATCTTACTTTAAAGATAATTTGTTTTTTTGTTCTCCTGATCAATTATATCTATACAAAGATAAAGAGTGGAATACATTTAACGATAGATGTTTTATTAAACCTATTAAAACCGACTCTATATATACCAATAAACATTTTGAATCTAATTTAGGGATTTTATATTACTCTAATGAGTATTTAAAAAACAATAATATTAAAGTAGGAGATATTGTTGGCTATAGACATGGCCGAGAATTTGAATTCACTATTAATGATGAGTTATTGTTTTGTATGAAATCTCATGATATTATACTTACTTATGACAACAAAGGAAACGAAGAAGAATATAATCCAAGCTGGGCAGGTAGCAGTGAAAGAGTTGATAAAGGTAGCTCAGGAACCGATTGTAGATACGGAGGAGGATGTGTCTGCGGACCGACTCAAGAACGCGGCTGCCACTAAAAAGTTAGCTATATTTGATGCTTTTGAAATACTACAAAGAATTGAAGAAGAAGAAGCTTTATTAGAAGGAAAACCGTTAGAAGAGAAAAAAGAAAGTAGAGTGTTTAAGTTTGCAGAAGGGAGAAGTAAATAATGTATCAACAAACTTTATGGCAAGAAATTAAAGATGGTGTTAAACCAAAGGTTTTTAAGCAAAAGAATAAGTTTAAAAAATGGAACTATGGTTACAATCCTGAACACGATTTTATAGTAATTAGTAAAAGTGGACAAATTGGAAAGATCATTGAGATTCAAAACCTCCGTATTGCATTACCAGCAGAACATGAACCGTTTAAACGAAGCGAAAATAAAGAGGAGCAATACTGGGAAAAACAAGAATACCCGAAAGAGCTAGCTAGAATAAAAAGTAGATTTGATTGGGATGAATACCCAAACGACTTTAAAGAAAAATGGTACGATTATATAGATGAAGAGTTTAAAAGAAGAGAAGAAGGTTACTGGTTTTATAACAATGGTGTTCCTACTTATATCACTGGTACTCACTACATGTATTTGCAATGGTCAAAAATTGACGTTGGTGCAGCCGACTATAGAGAAGCAAATAGACTCTTCTTTATATTTTGGGAAGCATGCAAAGCAGATGATAGATCTTATGGAATGTGTTACCTTAAAAACAGACGGTCTGGTTTCTCCTTTATGTCCTCAGCTGAACTTGTCAACCAAGCAACAATATCTAGTGACGCCAGA